GGCATCTGTTGATTGGGGCAACACGCATGTGCTGGCTCACAACATGATGTTTGACGGAGCCATCCTGAGCTGGCGTTATAATATCAAACCTAAATTCTTACTCGACACATTGTGTATGGCGAGAGCGTTGCACGGTACAGAGCAAAGCGTGTCTCTAAAAAATGTAGCGGAGCGTTACGGTGTCGGGGAAAAAGGCACCGAAGTTATTATGGCGAAGGATAAACGCCTAGCCGATTTTACCGAGGAAGAACTGACCGCCTACGCAGGGTACTGTAAGAAGGATGTGGACCTGACTTACGCTATTTTTCAGCAGATGAAAGCCAAGTTCCCTGAACAAGAGTTAGATATCATAGACGCAACGCTACGCATGTTTACAGAGCCTAGCTTAGAGTTGGATATGGGCATGCTTGAGATGCACCTAGAGGATGTGCGGGATCGCAAAGACAAGTTGATGGTTGACGCCAACATCACTGACAGAAAAGACTTAATGAGTAATGCCAAGTTCGCGGAGTTGCTGTCTGGGTTAGGGGTTACGCCACCTATGAAGATCAGCCCCACGACAGAGAAAGAAACATTCGCGTTTGCCAAGTCTGACAAAGAGTTTCAAGAGTTGCAAGAACATGAGGACGAGCGTGTGCAAACGCTGATAGCAGCTAGGCTGGGCACTAAAAGTACCCTAGAGGAAACACGCACACAGCGGTTTATAGATATATCTAAACGTGGTACTCTTCCGGTCCCCATTAGATATTATGCGGCACACACTGGGCGATGGGGCGGTGATGATAAGATCAACCTGCAGAACCTGCCGAGCCGTGGGGCTAACGGCAAGAAGCTAAAGAAAAGCATAATACCCCCACAGGGTCATACTATAGTTGAGTGCGATGCGTCTCAGATTGAGGCGCGGGTGTTAGCTTGGTTAGCCGAGGCAGACGAATTAACTCAGGCGTTTTCTGATGGCGAAGATGTTTATGTGAAAATGGCGGCGGCTATATACAAAGTAGCCGAGGCAGACGTTACTGGCGCACAGCGGTTTGTGGGTAAAACTACAATCCTTGGCGCAGGTTACGGCATGGGGGCTAAGAAGTTTAAAACTCAGCTTGCAGGTATGGGCGTCGAGGTTGATCTAACGGAAGCTAGGCGTGTCATAGATATATACCGTGATACATATTGGAAGATACCTACGCTGTGGGATGAAGCCCAGTATATGTTGAAGCAGCTTGTAGACGGTCATGCGGTTCGCGTGGGTCGTGAAAATGTGCTGCGTATAGATATACCACAGAGCGCAGTAATCCTGCCATCGGGGTTACGCATGTTTTACGAAGACTTGCAGTTAGACCCTGCGCCCGAAGGAGTAGAACCCGAAGATGTTTGGCCCGAATACTCATACAAAACGCGCCGTGGGCGTAAGAATATATACGGTGGTAAGGTGGTTGAAAACGTATGTCAGGCATTGGCACGTTGTATCATTGGCGAACAAATGCTACTAATAAATCAGAAGTATAAGTCTGTTATGACTGTGCATGACAGCATAGCTATATGTTGCCCCGATGAGGATGTGGTACAAGCAAGGGCACACGTAGAGCAGTGCATGCGTCATGTACCCAGTTGGGCAGCAGGACTACCGCTTGAGTGTGAAAGCGGTGTTGGCAAATCGTATGGGGATACCGAATAATGACTAGGGGAAGGCCAGATTTTATACCTGCGACTGTGTTTAGACAATATCTATCAACCACACAGCTAAACAAATACTTTAAAGTAGATGGTATCTTAGCAGCTAGTTATGTGAGCAAATGCTTGCTACGTACTAATAGACCTATACCGTCTATCAAACCTGATAAATTATCGGCCCCCAGATATCGTCCGTTAGATGTAGTCGCTAGAGCGAGGGGCGAGGGTTTAGCTATAACGCGTAATAGTACAGACGAGTTGGTGTTTAACGTAGAGCAAAGCAAGTTAAAATTAGGCAAACTAAAACAGGAAATAAGTGAGTTAGAACTTAAACGTGATAGGTTAAAGCATATAGCTACTTTCGATGAACTTAGTAGCAATCTAACTATGCGAGATATGCTGATAGAGGACGAGTTAGTGTCCGAGAGTAAGCCTTATGATAGTTCTTGCGGTGTCTATTTTCTTATCGCCAACGATAAAGTTGTGTATGTAGGCCAATCTGTGAATGTGTATGGGCGGGTGCATACCCACAAGACTGAAGGCCATAAAAAGTTTGACGCGTATACATATATCCCTTGCAAGCGCGACCAGCTAGATGTTTTAGAAAGTTTATATATTCACGCATTAGCCCCTACTCTTCAAGGTAGGGCAACGTGGGGCAATTTAACGGCCCCCTTTAGTTTTGAACAGCTAGTAAGTTTGGGTTCCCGCGAGAAATACACAAAAGGAATTTCTATATGACTGATGTTGCGCCTTGGTCGTTTAGTAAGATCAAAAGTTTTCAGCAATGTCCGAAGCAGTTCTACTATGAGAAGATACTAAAGCAGTATCCGACCAAGGTAAGTCAGGCCATGCTGTACGGCACACACTTTCATACTGCATGCGAGAACTACATAGGTAAAGGTGAACCACTACCTGCGAAGTATAGCTACATGCAGGGCGCTCTGGATTCTCTTAACGCTATCGAGGGTACGAAAATTGCGGAGCAGCGGCTTGGCCTAACCGAGGACATGCAGCCGTGCAAGTTCGGAGCGAAAGATGTTTGGTTTCGTGGTATCGTAGACTTGGCTATCGTGAACGAGGAAAAGGAAACCGCATTTATCGTAGACTACAAGACGGGTAAGAACGCGAAGTACGCAGACAAAGGACAGCTTGAGTTGATGGCGGTGTCTATATTTCAACACTACCCACAAGTTCGTACTATAAAAGCAGCACTGATGTTTGTAGTACCCAAAGTGTTAATTAAGGCTGAGTATACAGTAGAGCAAGTTCCTGATTTATGGGTGAAATGGCGCGGTGCTTATGCTAATATGCAAGCAGCCGCCGATACTGATGTGTGGAACCCACGACCTAGCGGTTTGTGTAGGCAACACTGTCCTGTGTTAGAGTGCGCCCATAACGGAAAGAACTGACATGGTTTATAAGAACACCCCCCGCCCGTACAAACGTGAATACCAACTGCAAAAAGCGCGTGGTGAACATGAAGCACGTATGGAGCGTCAACGCGCACGGCGCAAGATGGATAAGACAGGTAAGGATGCCAACAAGGATGGCAGGGCCGACAAACGTGAGGGCAAGGATATTTCTCATAAGAAGGCGTTGAGTAAGGGCGGTAAGAATAAGGATGGCGTTTCGGTGCAAAGCCGTAAGCGTAACAGGTCGCACGGTGGTTCGTTAAGTAAGGGCCGCAACAGAAGAACTAAAAACAAAAGATAGCATCAGCTACACGGAGAACAGTATGCAAGTAATAAAGAACAAGGCTCTGCTAGTGTCACTAGCGGACCCCAAACAAGTCACGAGTATTATACCTAAGAGCGAAGCCGTGGGTACTGATGCAGTGGTTGTTAATTGGGGTATTGATGAAGCGCACAAACTGCGTACCTTGCGGATACCCGCACCATCCCCGATAGAAGGACGCTATGCTTGGACAGGGCGGCACATACCGTTTGACCATCAGAAGAAGACCGCAGCGTTTCTAACTATGAACCGTAAAGGTTTCTGCTTTAATGAGCAGGGTACAGGCAAGACAGCTAGTGCAATCTGGGCCGCAGACTACCTTATGAAGGTCGGTAAGATTAGACGCGCTTTAGTTATATGCCCCCTGTCTATTATGGATAGCGCGTGGCGTAACGACCTATTTACCTTTGCGATGCACCGCACTGTGGATGTAGCACACGGACCTAAGAAGAAACGCGCAGCTATAATAGAGCAGGGCGCAGAGTTCGTTATAATCAACTACGATGGTGTAGATATTGTATCCGAGCAAATCAAGAATGGCGGCTTTGACCTTATCATAATTGATGAAGCTACCCACTATAAGAACGCACAGGCGAAGCGGTGGAAGACGTTGAAGAAGCTACTATGTGATGACACATGGTTGTGGATGATGACAGGCACACCTGCCGCACAGTCGCCCTTGGACGCATACGGATTAGCTAAGTTGGTTAACCCGCAGGGCGTACCCAAGTTCTTCGGTTCGTTCAAAGATATGGTGATGGATCGCAAGAGCCACTTCAAGTTTGAACCCAAGCCAACTGCACCTAAGATCGTACATGCAGTGCTGCAACCTGCGATACGTTACTCCAAAGAAGAGTGTCTGGACTTGCCAGACATGGTGTACGTGGACAGGGTTGTACCGTTAAGTGGGCAACAGAAACACTACTACAATCTTTTGAAGAAGCGTATGATTATGGAAGTGGCGGGTGAAGAAGTAACCGCTATCAACGCTGCCGTAAACATGAGCAAGTTATTACAGATATCTGCAGGTGCGGTTTACACTGATGAAAGAGAAACCGTAGAGTTCGATATATCAGACAGATATAAAGTGCTACGTGAGGTCATAGACGAGAGCAGTCAGAAGGTTCTGATATTTGTCCCGTTCAAGCACACGATAGATATACTTACCGATAAGTTACGAGCCGACAAGATAACGTCTGAGGTAATCAGGGGTGATGTACCTGCACATAAACGCACCGAGATATTTAAGCGGTTTCAAGAGGACACTGATCCACAGGTGTTAGTTATCCAACCACAAGCAGCCGCGCACGGTGTAACACTTACCGCCGCTAATACTGTAGTGTGGTGGGGGCCGACTTCATCATTGGAAACCTACGCGCAAGCCAACGCTAGGGTTCATAGAGCAGGGCAGAAACACAAGTGTACTGTTATATCGCTACAAGGCTCTTACGTTGAAAAGCGTATGTACCGTATGCTTGCAGGTCGCATAGACGCCCATGCAGAAATGGTAAATTTATATCATGAAATACTTGACGATCCTAATTAATACTATTAGATAACAAGTATAGATATAAACGGAGGACTTATGACAGTGGACGTGGAAAAACTGACGCGAGTATATACAAGGATACGCGATAAGCGCGCCGAGATATCCGCTAAGTTTAAAGAAGAAGACAGTGCTCTCGTTGAGCAACAGAACACTGTTAAGCAAGCGTTGTTGGATTACTGTGCCGAAAGTAATATTGACAGCGTTAGAACTGCAGCGGGTTTGTTTTATCGTAGCGTTAAACAGCGTTACTGGACGAGCGATTGGGAGAGCATGCACAAGTTCGTGTTAGAGCATGAGGTTCCCGAGTTGTTTGAAAAGCGTCTTAACCAAACTCACATGAAGCAGTTCTTGGAAGAGAACCCTGACCTTGTACCTATGGGTCTTAATGTGGATGCCGAGTACATCCTAACTGTGAGGAAGAAATGAAGAAGTATGTGAACATATCGGATGTGGCAGAACACTTTTCTGTATCTATATCCACCGTGCGGCATTGGGTTCGGGAAGGTTATATACCTGAGCATACATATGTCAAAATCGAAAACACCCAACGGTTTAAGTTGGACGAAGTAGATAAGGCTCTGTCCGCTTTGGGAGAGGATGACACTCCTAACGATGGTTGAGTTTAGGCGGCTTAGTTATCAGGACGGTATGTTTGTGCGTGTAGGGGACGGAGAACGGGAAGTGGTGGCAAGTGAAATAGATGTAGTGGTAGTCAATGCTGCCAACATATCTCGTTTGTACTACAAGAACGACTATGACCCTGCACATACCACGCTACCTACGTGTTGGTCTTCTACAACACAGGCACCTGACGAGTTAGTTCCTAGCGAAGATAAGCAAGCCACTAGGTGTATGGACTGCACTCAGAACATAAAAGGTTCGGGTTCGGGGTATAGCAGGGCTTGTAGATTTGTGCAGAGGGTAGCAGTAGTGCTTGATGGAGAGTTCGATACGGTGTATCAACTACAGTTACCCGCCACGGCTATCTTCGGTAAGGGTAAGAATAATAATAAGCCGCTACAGGAATACGCTAAGTTTCTGGGTGGTAGGGGAACAAAGACTTCATCTGTGGTGACTACCGTATACCCAGATAATTCCTACGTATATCCCCGCCTATGCTTCAAGCCTTTACGGTCCTTGGTGCCTAGTGAACTACGCAGTGTTGCAGAGTTAAAGAACGACCCCGCGACATTGCAAGCTATAGCCCGTTTCGCGGCTGTAAATACTTCCCCGTTCTCAACAGAAGACGGGTTCGACTATAAAAACTCTAAAGGAGAACTACCAAATGGCAAAAGTTGAAAGCCACATTATCCGCAAAGTTGTTGCGAGATACCCCCGTTTAAATGGGACATATCGGTTTGACCAATCCGCAGGTGAGCGTGGTAAGTCTGTACCCTGTGATCCTACTGCAGATGGCGCAAAGTACGAGTTGCAGTTTGTGATGGATGCTGCACAGGCAAAAGACCTGTATACTGTTATGGCTACGGCCTACAATGCACGGGCAGCATCTGAAAAGAGTTGGCCCCAAAAGTTGGGTAAGGCATCCGAAGTCTTTAAGAAGGACGAGGACGGCAACTACATCGCCAAAGCCGTACTTAAAGGGGCTTACGGTGCTGATGTAACCAAGCCGCCTGTGCAGGTTGACTCTAAGAACAAACCGTTACCCAAAGACTTTGAGTTGACTACGGGCAGTACGGTCAACGTACAGGTTTCCTGCGTCCCGTATAGTATGCGGGACCACGGTGTGTCTTTGCGTTTACGTGCTGTGCAGGTACTAAAATTGGCAGAGCGTGAAGACTACTCCCCGTTTGGTTCGGAAGAAGGCTTCAGTGTTGAAGAAGCCCCTACCATGATTTCGGGGTTTGAGGTTGATGAAACACCCGCTGCCCCTGCAGTTGTTGATGACGCGTTTCAAGACGAGACACCCAAGGTACGGGCCAATAAGAAGCCCCCTGTTGTCGAAGAAGCCAAGCTGGACAGTCTTGTAAGTGAGTGGGGTGAGTTAGACTGATACCCTACACGGTGCGGTATCGTATAGGGTGCCGCACCGTTAATACTCGGAGGACTAGCAGTGGAACGACTAGAATTTCTAAAAAGTGTTTTAAGTAGTGAAGGACATTACTGTTTATTTGCAACCAACGGTGAACGTAGAACGCAGAACTTCTATGGCACTATTGATGAACTGCATGCAGCGGTAGATGCCTTTGATGCTAAAGACCACGATGTTTATTTTGCGTTAAGCACATTCGTAAACAACACTAATCGTAGGGCCGATAACGCACTACATCTACAATCCTTTTTCGTAGACTTGGATTGTGGCCCTAGCAAAGAATACCCGTCTCAGCAGGATGCGCTATCGGCGTTACAGGCGTTTTGCACTAAGACTAGCATGCCCGAACCTACTAAGGTCAACTCGGGGCGCGGAATACACGCTTACTGGGTTTTGTCTGCACCAGTACCTGTGGATGATTGGGTTCCTGTGGCAGAACGGTTTAAAGAGTTTTGTGAGGAGAATGGTCTCAAGGCCGATCCTGCAGTTACGGCTGACGCAGCGCGTATCCTACGTATGCCTGACACACGTAACTTCAAGGACACACCGCCATCTCCAGTGGCTTTGATAAGTGCGGAACCAAGTATCGAGCTGGCTGACTTCGTAGGTTTACTGGGAGGCGTTACCCCTGTAAATACAGCCTCTGTTGGCGGCAATGTTGTGTCGGGGTTTATAGCGGTCAATGCTGAGAATAGCTTTGGTCGTATTGTAAAGAAGATACAAATAGGTAAGGGATGCGCTCAACTCGCGCATATACTGACAGATCAGGCCAATGTGACCGAACCGTTATGGAGAGCGGGACTGTCTATCGCTAAATTCTGCGAAGACGGAGACAGGGCTGCACAGGTAATGTCTAGGGGCCACCCTGACTATAACTCTGGTGAAACCCATCAGAAAATGTCTTTGGTTAAGGGGCCGTACACTTGTCGTACATTTAACGGTCTTAGACCTGATGTGTGTATGGAGTGTGCTTTATGGGGTAAGATAAAATCCCCCATAGTTTTAGGCAAACAATTTAAAGAAGCGGACGAGGCTGACAACGAAGTTGTTGCACCTAGCGCAAAGCGTCCCGCCAGTGCGCCTAAAATCTACAATATACCGACATACCCGAAGCCTTACTTTCGTGGTGCTAAAGGCGGCGTGTATAAACGTACCAGTAACAGTGACGGTGAGATAGAAGAAGAGTGCATCTACCACAACGATATCTATATCATGCGCCGTATATGGGACACAGAGATAGGCCAAGCACTTGTGTTTAGGCTGCACATGCCCCGAGACGGTGTGCGTGAATGGACGATGCCAATGTCTAGCATCACATCGCGGGATGAATTTAGGAAAGCTATGTCTACGCAGGGTGTGGCTGCGTATGGCGCAAAGTTAGATAAGATACAGGTGTATATAATGGCATGGATCGAAGAGCTACAAGCTACTCAAGCAGAGGATGAAGCCCATAAGCAATTTGGGTGGACTGATGACAGTATGACCGCGTTCATACTGGGGGATCGTGTAATCTATGGTAATGATGAAGACTACAACCCACCATCCACACAGACTGCAAGTATGATGGATTACTTTACCCCCAAGGGTACTGAGCAAGGCTACCTTGATGCGATAGACTTCTACAATCGGGAGGGGTTTGAGTTACACCAATTCACAATCGCTGCGGCCTACGCTTCAATACTTATGCCCCTTACAGGGATCGGCTCTGCAGGGTTACATATGTACGGAGACACAGGTGTTGGTAAAACTACTATGTTGATGGCAGGGTTATCGGCATGGGGCAATCCCGAGCAACTGTTGTTGAAAGAGGTTGATACCTACAATTCTAAGATGCACCGTGGGGAAATATACCACAACCTACCCCTTATGATGGACGAACTTACTAATACCAAAGGGGGTAAGTTGTCTGATCTGGCCTACCAATTAACGGGTGGGACACAACGTAATCGTCTGTCTCAAGGTGGTAACACTGAGCGACACAGGGGCAAACCGTGGAGCCTACTGGCTATCAGTACAGGTAACACTAGCTTTATAGAAATGATTAGTAGGGTTAAAGGTTTTCCCAAAGCTGAAGCCCAGCGTATACTAGAGTTTAGGACAGAAGCGAAGTTCTTTGGTTCTGCTAGCAAAGCGGAAACTGATAAACTGTGGCCCGCTTTAAAAGGCAACTACGGTCATGCAGGAGTACGGTTTGTGCAGTGGGTCATAAACAATCGTGTGGAGTGTGAACGTACTATAAAGCATGTGCAATCGCGTGTAGATGAAAAGGCCGAACTTGGTCCTGAGAACCGATTTTGGTCTGCCGCTGTTACGGCTATTATATCTGCGCTTATGATAGGTAGGAAGGCAGGGGTACTGCCTTTTGAGGTAAAGCCTGTATTTACGTTTGCGGTGAATAGGTTGCGGGAGCGTAGAGCCTACGTTGCCGATATGGGTTCCTCTGTAACTGAGACGTTGAACAACTATATATCCGAACATTGGAGCAACATACTCTGGATCAAAAGTACAGATGATGCTCGTGGTGGTATAGATGGCAATCCACTAGATATGTTGGCACTGCCCGAAGTTACACCCCGAGGCAAGTTCGTCGCTAGGTACGAGACTGATATTAAGAAAGTCTATCTATTACCGAAGCCGCTGAAGACTTGGTGTATAGATCAACAGATAAACTATGAACAGTTAATTAGAGATTTAACCGAGAAGATGAAAGCCACCAAAACACGTATACGCCTAAGTAAAGGCACACATATGAACCTACCCTCTGCAAGAGTTATATGTGTAGATTTTTCTATTGATGGAGTTCCTGATGGATCAGAAGGTGATGAAGATTGAAGACCTTAATCCTGACGGGATTAGAGTAATTGTAAACTGGGACGAACTTACGGTTAGCGGGTCTGTGTTTATACCCTGTGTGGATACTGAGAAGACTAAAGATCAGGTGTCCACCGTTGCATCGCTGCGACAATGGGAGGTTAAACACGAAGTTCGTGTAGAAAACAAAATATTGGGGTTACGTATATGGCGTACCGCATGATATAGGGCAGTTAGGCAATATCCATTTCCACTGCGTGTTGCCTGTTCTCCCTTGAACTGCCCCTGCTTAATTGCAGGGGCTTTTTTAACTTACAGGAGAGGACAACCCACCATCATATTCACCAGCACTTCTACGCATACTAGGTGAGTACTGCATCCCACCTACCATCTCTTCGGATACGCGTTGGAAGTTTTTATAAGAATTTTTAAATGAGTCCGAAGTTATTACTAGCTTTCTAGCATCAGATGGAAGCCTACTATTGTGTTCATTTGCTTCTTCATATGCCCTACGTAACCCTTCAACGTCTCCTTCTCTGCGCGCTTTATTAGCCTTACGCAGTATTTTCCTTTTGCGATCCTGCATAGAAGAGTATTTTTGCCGCTCGTTACGGTTCATATTAAGTTGCTCAATATGAGCGTGGCTTGCAAACCCCAACAACTGCCCTGCTAATGTGTACGGACTTGTCGCTGTTATTTCATCGCCACGCAGGGTTAAATTGCCTTCGGTAGCGTAACGTCCAGTTTTCATAACATTGCGTACCGCCGCAGGAGATGCAGCTTCAATACCACGCCAGACATTACCCTCTGCAATAAGGCTTGCGCCTCTGCTAACCTGACTTGTTATACCGATGACAGGACCACCTAACTGTTCTGCCAAAGTAAACAGCGGGTTCTGGTCTTTGTCTATAAGAGGTGGACGGTACAGCATATTGTTAAGTGCGATGCGATCACCGATTTCAAGACCTGTCATGTCAACAAGCCCGCCATACACAGGATCACCCATCCACTTTTTAGTCATAACATCCCAGTTATCTTCATCTTCATCTCTAAATAACAAGTCGTACATAATGCCGAGTTCTCCAAACAACGGCATTCCTGATGCACCTGCGATAAGTCCTGTAGTTATAAGAAAGTTAGCCCCTTGTGCGCGGGCTATCCTACGACCATCTACCGCATCTTGGTATGCTTCTTCAGTATCATACTGATCTCGTGGTAATACTTTAGTGGCATCATTAAGCATGCGAAGCATCATGTAGTATTTACTAATCGCAAATCGTTTAAACAAGAATAGGATGTTACCTATTGGACCCTGTGCGTATACGGGGCGTCCTGCCGATGCAGTACCTCCGAGAGTAAACTCTACAAAATCTACTGCCGCCTCAGCCGCAGCTTGTTTGTCCGCATCGGTTAATGCTTTTTTACCACCATTACTTAGTTTATCTATTTCTAGTTTATAGGCGGCGACCAGTGATACTTCACGTCCGTAGCGTTCCGAGTGATGAAACATAGCCCCACCCCACTTCTGTGAAGTGTCAATTATCTTCTTACCAATACGGGATACCCTATCTGAACCTGTATCTCCTGTATACATATCTAATTCTAAGGTTTCTTGCGTTAGTGATTGACCCATTTGCGCTTGTTCAGTTGCATATCTAACCAACACATCTAAATCACGTAATCCTTCTGGCACAGATGCAGGATCACTAAAATCTAAATTACCTAATGATAATCCGAAAGCCCCTAGATCATACTGCTCTTTAACTTTGTCACCATTCTCATCGTCTACAGTTAGAGTTTTAGCGCGAGGTGCAGCAGCTATTGCCTTAACCGCATCACCAAATGCTCGGGTAGTTTTACCCGCGCCATATTTACCCGACAGTAACGGCATCACCGACATACCTACATCGAAGAAGGTCAAGGCCGCAGACGAGAAGTTTAACCCCATAGTCCAGTTAAATCCAAGGTTTGTAGCTATCTGCGACCAGCGTGATACGTTGGGTCGCTGTCCAAATTCTGCGATCTTTTGTAGTCGATCACCTATTTCAGCGGTCTCTGGGTCTGTGGTAAGTTTAACAATGTCACCCATCACACCTTGAATTTCGGCACTAGATTGTAGTTGAACAACCTGACGATTAAGGTCACGGCCCTTAGTCTCCATCATATCTATAAGATCGAAGTTAGCGAGAGAGTAACCTGTAGGTGTAATGTCACCCAAGAAACCACGGACGCCCTTACGTGTTCGGAACCCTTGCATAAACGAGCGTTCAGGCAGAGCATCTAATGATAGGTCAAGAATATCGCTGATGACCTTACTACCTTTGCCACCTTCCATCTTCTGCACACCTGCAGCCTGTAAGACACTCAACACATTAAACACGAACCCCGACGAAGGTGCTTTGCCATAATCGCTGTTTGGGGTTAGCTTTGTAGCTTCAGGTTCTAAACTTTCTGCAGACAGCATGGGGTTTGGTCTGCTTTGCCCCGTCTTCTCGTCAAAGATTGTATCTAAATTTGCTGCTATAACATCTGGTCGTTTAAGCATAGCTGCATTATAATCTTTGACCTTCTGTTTTGCTTCCATCATTGCAATTTTAGTGGGAAAATATTCCACAAAACGATCTACCTGTGGCTTGGCATCAGGGTCTTGATCTTGCGGGTCGATAGCTGTGTAAGATAAACGATAACTACCCTTACGCATAAGTGGGAAGTATGGCGTGATTATACCGCTGTCCTTGAGTAGTAGTTCAGACAACTTATCAAACGCGGTCTTACGTACCGCTGCATCGTCACTTATACTATTTATACGATCCCTTAGAGCAGGTGCGATTTCGTCATATGTCTCTTGGAAATAGTTACGCATGGTGCGGTATACGCGCTGCCCATCTTCACCTATATTTTTGTAGTCTTCTGCCAACGCATCATAGACTGCCAACTTATCTTTACTTAACGGGGCGATCTTGGTTATCTTAAAATCAGGATGTTTAGCCGTAAACTCTTTAATATAGTTTTCACGTCTCTCTAACGTGGAATGATTTGTGCGTTCCTTTTCTAACGATACCGGATCAGTAGTTACAACGCCATAAGAAGTGTAGATATTACGCTTAACTGATGGGTCTATTCTATTAAGCGTGGATGTAGGTACTAGCTGTTGTAGTGCGTTGTATTGTTCCGCACTCGCTGCCCTACGAAAGTCTTTAATTTGATTTACGATGTAATCTAATTTGATCGTCTTATCACGCAATTTAGAACTTTGCTTGTTAATCACCTTGTTTAGACGCATTCCCGCATCATTGTCGTGGTTGCGCTTCAACGTGTCGGCAAGAATATTTAACGGGGAGACGCCGTAAAAGAAACTTTTAGCGCCTGTGTATGGCGCTGAGTTTTTAGCGCGGTCCTGCATGTCTCTTAGCTCTTCGCGTGTAGTAGGTTTCACGGCGTCTGTAGCCTCTTTAGTGGCGTCTACTGCCCCCTCGGGTGTACTAGCTGTAAGATACATAGCGGGAGCGGCACGGGTGCTTAATTGCGGTGCTAAGATATAATCTAGTAGCAGATCAGTTCGGTCAAACACTGACTCGGGTGCCCTGCCCATTAAGTTGCGGAACACACGGCGTACCGCTTCTTTAAAATTTTGCCAAGCTGTAGGAAATTTTAAACCTGACATAGGTATACCCGCTAACTTAACTTGAAAGTCGGGGTTACTAAACGCTTCTGCGATAAATTCATCTATGCTTCGTGTCGCATAGTCACTACCTTCGGGCATTTGAGCTTTAACAGCTTCGTATATACGTGTGAGCTGCCGTACTTCTGGTAGATTTTTCCTAGCTAATTGTGCGGCAGTTCCTGCATGTAGTACCTCATGCAGTATGGTGTGAGCGTTCATGCCTAAATTACTATCTATAGCGATAGTGTTGGTAGCAGGGTAAAACACACCTGCAGCAACGTTACCCTGCGGGTCTTTAAGTCCACCAGATACCAGTTGTATCTTTGTATCACCTGTATAACCCGCTAATTTATTTGCTACGGAACGTAGAGCCTTCGATGGACTAATGTTTGCGATAGCTATTAACGCACCGGATAAATCTCCTGCGGCTAATGTGTTACGTATACTTGGGGGTAGTGGTACACTCTGTGCATACAACTCACTAGCCAGTAAGTACCTACTATCGTAGTCATCATCACGACTAAGGGTTTCCGATCTTCTTTCAAACTGAGCGTTAAGTTCTGACTGTGACAATCCCAGCCCCATACTCTCTTGGCTAATATTTTCATCTAAAAGAATATCGGCTGATACTTCTGCGACATTAGCTTCTGATAGTAAATCAGCGTCCGCTAGTAAGGGCGCATCCTTTAGGTACGCTTCTTCTGTCGAATTTAACTTGATTTCGGCTAAGTTTGCTTGATCCTGATCGAGTTGGTTAGGCTGTCCTTGTGATGCAGCGGCTGCGGCTTTGTTCTTCTTTCTTATGTAGTTTGTATAGTCAGCAGCCAACGCTTTCATACGCGCTTTTTTATCTGCTTCCTGCGCTCTGTCGTAACCGCCTTCGCTACGCATACGTTCAATACGTTCTGCGCGTTGCCGTGCATATGCTACCGCTCTAGCTTCGGCTAATACAGCAGCGTCCTGTCCCTCTGGTGAGTTTTCAAAACGTTGCTGCGCTTCTTCTGCCGCCGACATTTCTCTTAGACGTTTATCCTCGTCCCTGCGACCTTTTTGGAGTTCACTCTTTCTCTCCCTACGTAACTGTATCTGAGCATCTCGTTCCGCAGGGGTGAGGGTGTGGACCGCCATATCTAGTTGTTCGGCTATTACATCAGACGCAAAGTTGTTCACGTCATCCGACATATTGCTTTCCATCCACTGTAACGCCTGCAGTGCTTTTTCTTGCGTCTCGTTACTGTAAAATTCATACGCGGCGTCTGATACTTCTGCGGCTTCTTCAAATATGGTATCTCCGTACACAAAGCCATCTTCGGGGTTTAGTGCGGACGCCATAGCGGATGTGCCTTCGGGAAACTTTGTAACCTTTGAGGTTCGTTTCTGTATCTTAGGGTTTTTAGGTGAGGACGCAGGAGCATACAGCACCGACACGACTGCCGCTTCTTCTATCGCGTCTACAGGACGTAGAAAGTTTTTAAAGAATGCTCGCGCAGCAAAGGCATTCGGGTCTTTCATCTTCTTAGCCGCGTCATCTGTCATCTCTAACAAGTTCAATATGCGTTTTTTGTCTTCTAAATCGGTTATATCAGGTTGCTGGTTTACGTCCGATATTGCGCCTTGCTGTAGTAGGATACTTCTAGCCGCTTTACCTTGTTTAGTGTCTTTTGTTGCCCCTCCTTTGAGGAACAGTTCACCTATCTTGTTGAGTAATAGGTTGCCTTGTAGCGATTCTGCTTCCGCTGCTTCTATTTCGCGGGTCAGCATGGCCTTTTGCTGTGCTGGTGGCAGTTCACTTATGGCCTCTAGTACTTCTGTCCTAACTTTAACGGGGGCTTTTTCTGCTGTGTAGTTTAACCCACTTGTGTCTGATATTTTTGGTCCAGCTACAGGGTTAAGAGCCTTATCGTAACTTTGCACGAACTCACTACCCGTTGCACCTGCATCGGGAAATGCTTGATCCGTAGCGTCACCTACAAACTCTCCACTTTCATCTCTTAAATTTTTGGTCCCAACAGGCAGTTGTGCGCCCTGTTCGGATTCTGTAACAGGTTCAACTTCGGATTCTGTAACAGGTTTAACTTCGGATTCTGTAACAGGTTTAACTTCAGGTTTTGTAACAGTTTCAGCTTCAGATTTAGGTTTAACGCCTGTGCTACCATCTAGTTCTGTTGTAGGAGTTATAGTGTCTGGAACTATTGGCGCACTATCAGGTGTACTTTCTACAGTTATAGGTATGTATTTACGTCTGCCTTTTTTATCGGCAGGGCCAACTATAGGGTTTGTTTCAGCAGCAAGAAGACTAATTAATTTTGCTGCTCGTGCCCCAGAAATTTTTAAATCACGTTGTAATGCACTAACTGAAGCTACCTTGCGTTCAGTTACTGATCTTCTAGCATCTTCAAGTAAAGCAGCGTCATCTAATTTAGGTTTTACTGTGGGTACAGTTTTAGCTTTTTCAGGTTCTGTCATAGGCGCAGCTTCTGCGGTAGTGTCTTGTAATGTTTGACTACCACCAAGCCCCGCTATAAATGCGTCTACATTATCCCCATCTACATCTGAAGCTGATACTCGATCTGCAGCGTTTTCTACAGCGGGAGGCAAACGTCCAGTTAGTCCAGCTAATCCTCCAAGTGGAGTTTGTGTTGCTTCAAAGCCCTTTAACCCTGCTGCACTGTAAGTTCCAATTCCCGTAGGTTTTTTAGGTGATGGTAATTTGACTGAATCTACATCACTGCCTACATCTGAAGATGCGTCATCTACAGGAGGTTTTAATTTAGTATCAGTGCCTTTATCTAATGATGGCCTTACTATGTTTATCCCACTGCCGATTGTACCGCCAAGCAGACCTGCGGCAATACCTACTTCACGATATTCTGCTATTGCCTCTGCATCATCTAAAGGCATACCTGCTTGCCAACGTTCTAATATTTGTTGACCAATTTCAGTCGGCACTTCTGATACAGTACCCTGTACCCCGCCTGACACTGCTCTAGTAAATATATTTTTTCCGGGTTTTAATAATCCGGTAAGTAACAGTCTATCTGCAATAGTATTTAATGTAGCCGATCCTACAGCCGCTGTTAAGGTATTAGTTCTGTTAACAGCGTCTAATTCACCTTTTGCAACTTGTTCTTCAGCACGTTGTAAACCGCTGCCATAGAAAAACGGGGTCATAACTCCAATACCTGCAGCAGTTCCTACAAGAGGACCACCTGCTAAAGTACCTATTCCAGTAGCAGCTAAACCTGCGCCCATTTGAGGTCCAGATTGTCCAGCAATCTCACCCAAATAAGATAGTGTATCTGCAATGCCTCCTTCTCGGGCTTCATCAAAAGTTCTAAACGGTGTAGTTGTACCTGCACGAGAGAGCTGCGTTCTACGTGCTGCTGCTTCTTGACCAGCGCCAAGATCACTAATAAAGTCAGACCCTACTACATCACCAAAATCTCTAACAGTAGTACCTAATGCACTGCGCGCTTGTGTTAAGCCAGATTCAAACCCACGACCAAATGCAGTACCATCATCTACTGCCTGATCTCCGTAAACACTTTCAAATTTAGTTTCAAAAGCACGTTCTAAGGCTTGAATTTGACCTGTAGCATTAGCAATCTCTTCAGGCGTTGGCTCGTCTCCAGCAAACTGCACATCATATGTTTTACCGCTGTAGTCGCCCCTGACTTGCATCATGCCCATAGGTTACTATCCTTACCTAACATCAATTACTGGATTGTTTATATTTTGATACGGCAATGTCGGAACTATACCTGCGGGTGCAAGATGTTCAACTAAAGCTGTTTGCGCTCGTTGTAAGTCTTCTCTTGCTTGCATTGCCTCAGTTTTATTTACACCGGGTAAAAGTTCCCCGTTTAAATTAGTAAATTTTTCGTAAGTTTCTGCAGCAGTATCAACGTCTTTTTGAAGTCGAGTATTTATTTGCCCAAAAGTCATTAACGGTTTTTGCGATTTAGCATTTGCCGCCATGCGCGCAATATCTTTACGAGCTTGTAACGTCTGCTTCGCCATATCCATATCAGCCAGTTTGCCAAGAATATTAAGTTCTTCAGCATCCTGTGCTTTTTGTTTACCCATATAAGACCCAAAGGCACCCAGACCTGACTCACCTATAGCACTAAGCAGGTTAGGATTACTGCTAGCCATAAGCCGCATACCCATCTCAGCTAGACCCAGCCACTTATCTTGGTCTGCCGACTTCTCACGCTCTGCTAAAATATCCAACAGCTTCTGCTCGTAGGACGATGGGGAGTCACTAGCACGGTTAGCCATAGGATTGATGGTAGCTATGCCTGTAGACTTGCCTTTCCCACTCCCCCCTGCATCTTGTTTTGTACTAGCTACAAAAGCATTTTCTCCTGCAGTCAATCCTGCAGCTCTGTCCGCATCTAATTGCTCTGCAGCCGTAAGACCTTTTGCGTTTACAATTTGACTTTCTACAGTTGTATTGGGTTGAACTTCAGATTCCCCCCACATTTTATTTATTAAAGCGCCCTCTCCAGATATTTCTTCTGTTCTATTCTCCAATGTGGTTGCTAGTTCTGCTGCAAGTTTATTGTTAAGTTCAGGAGTAAGTAGCGGACCCGGAACAGCTTTTATTTGTGCTTTTCCATCTGTTATAAGTGCGCCTAAACTATTATCTACGTTAGCGGCAGACCCAGCTTTAGTTTGCGCGTCGTTAGTAATCATAGCATCTAAAATAGACTTAGACTCAAGTACCGAAGGCTTAGTAGGTATATTGGGTTTACCGTCTGTTTCTCTTTGCAGTATATCCAAATAATCTTGAGTAGCAGCAGTGTTAGCAACACCGCCACCTAATGCTTCAGGCAAGGCGACTTGTGCGCCGCCACCAAGAATAAAATCAGTCATGTCAACTGCAGCAGGGGCAATAATTTTTTGCACTACTTTTTTTGCGCCATCATTTAAATATTCAAAAAGAGTTTCTGCGCCGCCCGTAGCCTCCATAACACTATTTAAGTATTTAATTCTATCTTGCGCTATTTTTAAGCCATTACCTGTGTACTCACCGTTAGCTATCCCATCAGCTAATTCACGCATTTCTATTACACGTTTATCAAATTCGCCATCAAGCTGTGCTTCGTAAGATGGAAGGTTAAGTTTAGGTGTATAGTTAGCAGCAGCCCCTATAGCTCTACCTTGTTGCCCTGCTGCATTAAGATAAGAGTCAAGTTTTGTATCATCACTAACGACGGGGGCATCTTTTTCCTCCATCTGTTCTACGAGTTTTGCAGTTAGCGCAGCATTTGATGTTGGGTCCGCACTACTAGGGGCTACAAAAGCATTCTTTCCTGCAGTCAATCCTGCGGCTCTTTCCGCGTCTAGTCTTGCTTCTGCGAGATCAAATCTTTCATCAGCATCAGCGTCTTTTTCTTCCATTGCGCGTAACCGTTTACGCACTTCAACAGGACTTACAGGGTAATTTTCATTAGCAGTAACTTTAGCAACGTCGGCAACGGCTTCAGCTTGCAGATCATCGGCTTTTAGTTTGTTTAATGCGCTAACTGTATCTTTTCCAAAATACCTTTCTGCAGCAAAATCACCACCAAAGCCACTTGCAGGTACTATACGACCAATATTTTTATATAGTAAGTTAAAATCATCTTTTGCCGCTATAAGTTCTTTCTTTAATGTGTCTGTAAGTTCACCTGCCCCAAAGCGACCTACGCCTGCCTCTACATCATAATTATAGTCTCCAGTGCCACTTCGTTTTGCTATACGCGCGCGCTGAAGTCTTTTTTCTAAACTTTCAACTTTTTGCTCTGCATCTATAAATCGGTTATTTAACATTGTAAGCGTTGCAGCTTTTTCTTCTGGTGTTTTTAACTCATTTATGCGTTTTATAATTGTTTTTGCATCATAACTTTCATCATCTGTTGGGGCATCATCAGCAAGTGCTTGATACATAAACAGACCTTTAAGTGGATCAAACACTTCAGGTTTTTTAGTTTCTGGAGCCTTGTTAAACGCAAAGGGGTTTACACGATCTGTTGCAAATACTTCTAGTTGCGCGTTTGTAACTTCTTCAGATGGTTTTACTGCAGAGTCAATAGTAATAGGTTTAGGGTCTTGCGCGCCATCTGCTGCCATTGACATATCATAAGGTATTAACCCCTGAGACGCATTTCTAATCTCAGTCTCTGTCATCTGCATGGGATCAGTTTTAGTGGTTTTAACAATCTTTTCAGGAAGCCGTGGCGTATATTTTGTAGTATCAAACGGAGTACCTGCAGCAATGCCGGGTGATGATGGTGTTAGAGGAGCAGTCTGGACACCTACAGTTTCATCAAGCATATCAGCATCACCAGCAGCACCAAGTGTAGCCAAGCCTTTGGGCCTAGGTATAGCAGATAAAGGGACTTCGCTAAATTCATCGGTAGGTAAACCTAAAAGAGATGAGTCTGTATTACCACCCTGACCCCCTGTGGGAGATGAGTACATAGCGCCGCCAGCGGGAGGTAAACCTGCAGACACACCGTAGTTTTCGGGTGTTGTAGGCACTTCTACAGACGTAGCAACTTCAGGTACAGGGCTAGTGTTTTTAATATACTTTTTAACCCTAGTAGGGATTAACGCATCGCCTTCACGAGCATTACTAGCAAGTCCTCTATATCCATCGTCCACATAAGACTGTACTGATGCAACCTTATCTCCATGTTTAGCCATTACTTTAGGTAAAGTATTATTTAGCTTTTCTAACGTTTCGGCTGAAACTTTTATAAATTGTCCTACACGTATACCTAACTCAGGTATATCAGTAAGAATAAACTGTGCATCTAGGTCTCCGCCAAGACCCATTTTTAAAATACCGCCACTAGCCATAGTAGCTACGGGTGCAGCGGCCTTAGCTATAGAGGCTACGCCTGTGTTTTGTGCTACGTCAGTCTTGGGGGCCATAGACTGTGCCATGCCACTAGCAACACCTTGAGGCATACCTGCCACATTAGTCTGTGGTGTAGGGGCTGGAGCCGTACCTGTTAGTTGTTGCAACACTGTGGGCTGACCTAACCCCTGTTGCCGTGTTTGCTCATCACGCATTTCTTTGCGATTGTTTAGCTCAGAAGCAACAGCCCATTGTGGTACTGTAGGGTTAGCCCCTTGCATAAGAGCCATTAGCTGTTGATCTGGTGCGCTACGAAGTGCGTTTTGTATTTCTAACAGGTTCTGCATAATTAACCCCCGTAGGCTTTATAGAGAGATAGTCCCGTAAGCCCTGCACCCGCTAGCTGTTGTAGCGTTCCCGGCTCTCGCACAGGTTGTGTAGATGTACCCTGATACGTATTCGTGCCCGTAGCAGCAATCGGCATACCTGATAGAATACCTGTCATGTTACCGATCTGTTCTGCAGTGTAGCCTTTTTTGGCTAAGAACTCATTGTAGTCTAGGTCAAGCTGTTGTTGGTTTCTGCCCTCTTCGGCAGCGCCAATACCTTCTAGTAACTGTAAGTTTTGAATATCAGTCTGGCGACCTAACTCACCCAAGGCTACCGAATCTTTGGCAAGTCCTGCACCTGTCTGTAAAGCGTTAAGCCCTTGCTTGGCTGCAAACTGATCCGCATCCTCTGTAGACTTCTCAAACCGTGCAAGCTCTGCGGCACGAGATTTATCAACATCCATGTCTGCTTTACGAGAGGCAGTAAACTGATTGGTCGCATCTTTGTAGGCATCACGTAACCCTGCATCCTGCAACATCCCCATGCGGTTCATCATAGCATCTTCAGCTAGAAAGTTACGTACCGCGCCGCGTGATCCACCAAATGCACCTGCTTGTACTGCTTGTGCATTTCTAGCGCCTTGAGTTCGTTGAAAGTCACGCATGGCTTCGGCTTTTTGCCGATCTACAACATTCTGTGTGTAGGGGTTCATATACTGCCCTACATTAGCGCCCGTAAATTTAGCAGCATCATTATAGTCATATTCACTAAACGTATTAGGAGTATAATCCGCTAGCCCCTCAGCCGTAGTCATGCCGTCTGTCATATAATCTTGTGCGCCAGAAAGACCTGTTATTCCCACTTCTCGATTAGCAAGATCACGCGTACCCGATATGGCATCAAGCGTATCTTGGCTTTGACCCGCAAGCCGATCACCCGTGTAGGCTTCGTAATCTTTACCGTATTCAGCTTCGGCTTTAGCTAGGTTACGTTCAAAGTAAGGTTTAGCCCATGCGGGTAAGTCCGCAACAGAAGAACCCGCTTGAGTAGTTGTGCTGTTGTATGTTGTACTACCGCCCATCGGATAACTCCATTTTGTAAGCAATGTATTCTGGCTTCCAGCCATACTTCTTTAGGCATCGCCCCCATGCCTTACGTCCGTAACCTTCTATATGGTCACAGTTATTATCTTCTGCACATTTACGTAGTGTAGACTGAGACAAAGCTAATACCTCTACCATGTTACCACCGCCAACCCAATCGACTGCTAACCCACGTTTGTTAGGGTATTCCAATATACGAGTTGTAAGTGCTGTTACGATAACATCATCTTTAACAATAATCCATAACGTATAAAAGCCACGTTTCACATCGTCATATATGCTTTGTGTAGTAAACTTGTCGTTTGTAGTCCGCACCGCACGAGCCATAAACTCCTCAATTTGAGGCCACACCGTATCTAGGTACTCAACAGGTACAGGTGTTATGACAGGGGCGCTTTCTACAATTACGTCTTTCATCCGGTAAGATACTTTTTAAGAGCTGCGGCGGCGTTAGGGCCAGCATCGTTTACTTTATCAAGCACACCACCACCGTACATTTTTTCTATTGCTTCAGTTGCGTCTTTGCGTAGTACAAACTCACCATCAGCAAGCAGTACATCTTGTGTAGCATCGCCATCTTTAAGCTGCGCGGTTACTTTGTCATCTGTACCTGACCCGTCACCGTTGCCACGCACCATACCATTTTTACCACGAGCAAACCGTTCACGGGTTTCATCGGCCTCACCACTACGCACACTATCTACCAAGTCTCTTAGCGCATCTTCTCCGTACTGCTGCACGTATTGAGCAAGGATGATAGAGGCCCTAGTCTCGTCTAACTCACCACGTATGGCTTTTTCGGCATCGTTAATTAGGTCTTTCTCATTACCGCCTAACGCCGACTCTACTTCACCACCCTCTGCGTACCCAAGCACTTTACCTAGAGTTCCGTTTTTAATAGCTTGGATCATCTCAGCACTCATATTTGAGTCTGGCTCTACGGGGGTGTATCCGGGCAATCCTCTTTTATACGCAACAATTTGATCGTATGTAGGGTTGATAATGTACTTCATAGATGTAGGGTCATTAGGATCATAGTTAGAGTTAGGGATCGGCATGTTTGCCCCAGCCGCAGCCTCACGGGACATATCGCTCATAGCAGGCATGGTGCTAGTAGGCGCAGTAGCCTGTGTACCTACAACAGGGCGGCGTACCATAGCAATACCACCACTGCCATCACTCCCTGCTTCCATATCTAAACGAGTTTGTTTAGAGTTACCGTAGTTTGGATGCCCGTAACCATCGACTTCATAACTACTACCAAATCTATTTAACTTAAATAATTTACTATCGTCTACATTACCTTCTTTGTCTTTTTTATAAAACGATCCCTCTATACGGTTTTCTGTTTTTATACCCCTACGATCATTCTCAAGCTGTTTCTTTATTTGTTCGGTAGTAAAACTATCGGGTACGCGTTTTTTTAACTCATACCCTGACGCCCCTGCTCTACCACTAACAAGTTTTGGATCATTGCCTTGTGTATTGTCAATTTGGGGTACATTATATTGATTAGAGCCTAATCCTCTATACATAGCAGCGCCCATTGCAAGAGGCCCAAACCCAGCCGCGCCTAGTGCAAGTCCGGGAATAATTCTCTGCATTGTAGTAGGTCTACCACTACCTTGAGGTACTACAGGCGCTTCATACAACGCTGCATTATTGCTACGAGCACTGCCGCCACTTGTAACATTTTGAAAGTTAGGATTAGCATTTGTCTTTTCATTGTACGCCGCTCCCGTATAACGATTATCCGCTTGCCCTAATGTTCCATAGTTTGTTGCAGTGTTATCACCCGCATAGGGGCTACTAGAACCTTTTTCATACAGATCACCCCCAATATACTCGTAGTTGTCTCTCGGAGTAGTTACGTTTGCTACGCTTTCAGAGAAGCTGTTGCCGCCGCCGAATGAATCAGACCAAAAACCCATTAGAAAATATCCTTCATACTACTATCCTCAGTTCACCGCCAGAAGTCTTGTAGACACTGTTAACGGCTAGTCCGCCAGATACCGCTGCTGTGTTATTAGCAAACACAGGGAGATTAGTCATCACTAGAGTTGTACCCCGCACAGGGCCGGGATTACTCACCTGTTGTGCATACAACGCAAAGCTACGCGTCATCTGTGCAAAGTATCCTGCATCATATTCTACAGGCGCATCGGCAAAGAATGGAATGGGTACATCAGTAGTCATTATCGTCTCCCATCCGGGCGTACATCTATTCTAGGAGTACCTAGCCGCCATGAAACACCGGGAACACTAGCTATAGAAGCTAACTTTAAGGCTACTGATCGGCCTCTAATGCGTATGTCTACTTCTTCAGTAAATGTACCTACAGGTATTGGTTGTCCTGCTATCGTGTTATCTTCAGTACCAAAAGCACTGCCACCCGGACTATTTCTAGCAGACAGGCTAATCTCTGCGGACGCAGTTCCTACACTTGTAGAGTTTCTAAATGATATGTCGGGTAGTAATCTACGCCCGAACATAAACTGATTACCGTCGCTTAACTCTATAGGACTAGATTCTATAAATGCCCCTATACTAGATACAGGGCTTGTACTGCCGTCATCAGTGCCAATCTCATGTGTGTATAAATACCCATCTGTAGCTGCAGCTATAGGATTTCCCGCGTGAGTATTGTCTATCCATGCAGTGCGGCTAAGGGTGCCATAATACCAGATATTTTCAGCGTAATTAAACACTACATACTTATCATTGTTTTCTGAATTTAAAGAAGGGTAGAACCACCACACCTCAGAAAAAGCTGTATTGCTACCTGCCATAACTTTAGATTGTTGTGGTAAGTTTAAATCTGTAAATACGTATTCTTTTACTGAGCAGGGTATTTCTTTAACATTACCATTATATAAATAAAATTGCCCTCTACCCATCCAGTATACGGCATCTCCGATAGCCACAGCAGCGTTCTGCCCTACTATAGATATGTTTCTAGATACTTCTGAAATACCGTAAATAAATGGATCACCTACATACTGCATCGCATGTGCAGATATATCTGTTAAAATAAGGATTTGTTGTTTAGTCTGCACCGCCGCAATAATTGCGCTACCAGAACTTAGTTGCAGTTCTCCTGCAGTATTAGTATCTAAGGTTCGCCATTCTGTAGCTGATTCTTGGCTAGAAAACCTAATTGTTAAAGGGTCTTGCGTACCAGAAGCACTTTCAGGATCACACCCAAATGCGATTACGTGTCGGTCTTTTTCAGACACTAAAACAATAGCAGCCACAGTAGGTGCGGCCTGTGCGCCACCCAAAGTAGATAGCGCGACTGCCCGACTAGATACTCCACCTGAAGTGTCCCAATAAAATATACCTCCATTACGCACGTTTATAATAAGGTCTTCACCAAAGTTATCTTGAGACCACAAGCGTAACGATGCAACAGGGACGGTTACATTAGCTGCAGAACTCCACGTACCTCGCCCCCATATACCTGCGCCCCAACCTGCGCCAAAAGTAGCGTTAGCTTGTCCTGTGTTTATTTGATACGCAGCCTTAGCACTAGCACCACCATTACCACTATCAGAACCATTAGCTGTAGCTGTGGCTACAAATTTATAAACATCGGCACTTACTATTTCAGTTATTTGGTATTCCTTGTTTAGCACTGCAGCCGTTATTTGACCTCCTAACGATGCTGCGCCCGAAAACGTAACAAAGTCGTTTAATACTGCTCCATGTGACGCATCCGTAGCAGTTATAGTGCTTGACCCATTAGTAGCCGCAAACGTAACCGCATTGTTAGATGATCGAATAGGAGTTATATCGTAAGCCTGATTACCCTTAAATATATAAAATTTTAAGCTAGTACCCGCGCCTATAAAGTCTTCTCCTGATAGATTAGTCCAGTTAAATAATGACCTACATGAACCCAAGAAGGCTACAGGATTAAATTTTGTCCAACCCCCAATAGTTTCAGGAAAACCCATACGAAACCTAATGCGATTACTATCAAACCAACCACCATTATTACTATATCGTGTAACATCGCGGACAATTCCCGGTTTGAACTGCAGTTTTGTATAGGCCATAAATAACTCTCCTAAAGCATTAGCTCAAAGTGCGGTGCATCAATAAACGGCCTACGCGCCTGTGATCTACGTGTATCTATGTACGAACACATAGCATGTTCTGCTGTGCCATCGTAAGCGCCTAGATCGTCAATGGTCCATGCAGCGCCCCACCGTAACTTAACACCCGCAGCCTCTGCACCTTCTTTCATGGCGTCGGCAATCTCATCGTACAGGTTAAGCTCCCACCGACCCCCACCGTTACAGTAGGCCATTAGGTCCACAGCGTTACCATCAATGTGTTTTGACTTCATGGTTTGCGATGCGCCCTTTGCTACTAAGGCACGTTGCTCGTCTATTGTTCGCAGTCCACAGATTACCGAAAAGTCTTGTTTAGTAACACCTATGGCGTACTTCACAACAGTTACCAGACTTTCGTCTACGCCTTCTAGCCTTGACAGACTTCGTTTTCCTAACTTGTAGCCCATAACTACTTCCCCGCATATTTAGAGATTGCTCTATTTCCAAACCAAAACGCTAACACTGCACTAAATAAACCTGACGTTTCACCATCCCACATCAAGTCAACAGCTTGCATCCAATCACCACCAGCCTGCGTAACCTTAACCATAATCACAACCTTCGTGGCTACGAACAATCCGAAAAAGGCATAAGTAACAATAGGACGAACACTACCCCTGAGAGCGTTGATAAATCCTCCAGCGTCAATAGATCGGTCATGCTCATACAACCCTCTTGTTTCTTCAATGTCAGCTTTTTTATCTAGCTCGACCAGCTTCATCTCAGAACGTTTCTGAGCAAGCTCTGTCTCTAGCTGCATCATTTCCATACGATGCTTCTGCGCTTGGTTTGCCTTGAAGTAATCAAGAACAGACGGCAAAAACGAACTACCGAAGCCAAGTAAACTTCCCAATAATGCCATCATTTCTCTGATCCTAACCATACGGCAAATGCGCCTGTCATAGACCCAGAACAGATTGATATCATCGCGGACTGCTGTGTAGACAAATCTTCTAAAGTCATTCCCCACTCCAGAACCCGTATATACATCACCGTCATTACAAACATCATAAGTCTCGGCATAAGACGATATTCTAGTATAGTCTTAAAAGTTATGGACATTAGAAACCTCCTTTCAGGCCATCTAATATTTCTGACAAACTAGGGCGTTTGTCCTTCTTCTCATAAAGGCAACTAAACACCTTGGGACACTCAGAAAAACTCTTTGTAGGATAGTGATACCCCAAGCCACCATACCCTGCAGTAAATCTGTATACACACACCTTTTGACCGTTTTCGGCTGTAAGCCGTTTCCATAAGTGGCATTGCACATGAGTCGGGTTAGCGACCCCCGCAAGCGTTACTGATAGTATTAACGCATTTATCACTGGGTAGCCAACATTATTAAATACATACCACCACCTAACATACACAATATACCCAAACTTAACCCACCTATAGCCATGTTATTCTGTATTTGACGCTTGGCTTCCATAGCACGATACACGGTCTCTTCCCGTTCAGCACGTATCTTACGGCGCATACCCAGCATCTCATCATAAGTCCCCAAGCCAAACCTGTAGTCCAGCATGAACTTAATCTCTTTCTCTTTTTCAAGTAAGGTCTTCTTACGGATAACAATATCCATAGCTTCTTGTTCTATGTTATCGGTTCCGTGCGTCTTCTTATCCAACCATGTTGGGTTCTTACGCTGTGTTTCTGCTTTGGAAATATCTGCAACAGCGCAGTACCACTGCCCAAGCTGCTTGCTAACATCCTGCATCTCACGACCAGCACCGACTAACATCTTCACGCCTTTAAACGCTGCGTTAGCTGCTGCAAAAGCTGTAACAGGGTCAATCATATACTGTTACCTCGTTAGGGTTGACTGATTTAGGTACACAATAAGCTGTACCATAATCTCTTGTTTCGGGATACCCGAAGCGCCTAACTAAGTGTTCAGCGTACCAATTACATATATCTAATCTTTTAAAATATAAATCAGTACTTATTGCCGCACGTTCTGATCCTATGCCTATATATAGTATAAGAACAAAAACGTGTACCACATACCTACCCCATTTTTGTTAGCACAGTTATAAGCATTAAGATGATTGCCGCACTGGCACCGATCATAATCGCTTCCAGACGCTTCACCCTCGTAAACAACTCTTTGTGTTGTATAGTCACCTCTGTGCGGAGAGATGCAAAGGTAATATTTAAGTCATCAATTCTGCTGTGTGCAGAGGCCACTGTACGCTTATCCATACACTTGTTACTCCTAAATAGGCTTACGAGGCCAACGAACCTCACTTGGAAAGCCTGATTGCTCTGGGACAATCCTTAGCAAATGCCGATACATTCTCCATTCCTCGGTTATACGATCTGCAAGAGCCATATTATCTGATTCCTGCAATAGTTTATCACGTTCTGCCCGAACTTCTGCTGCTGTACTCATAATATTTCAGCCTTTGTTAAATAGACGGAGGATGAAGAAAGTGCCACTCCCACGACTGTTCCAGATGTAGTGGTTAAAGTGGATGATGAGTTGGATACTTTATATTCAACTCCTGCTGTTAGACCTGACTGCCCTGTGTTTATACCCCCAATGACTGTAACCTTTCCGCTTGCACCGTTTGATATTGCTTCAGCGGCAAGCCCGACCCACCTGTCAGGGACGAGTGGATCATATACAACGGCTGTTGGATTATCATTATCCGTATCATTAACGGTTGCAAATATTACTTTGTTTGTAGTGGTGTCATATGCCAAACTTGAACCATAATAATAAATGGTAGTCCCCGGTGTAATTTCTTTAGGAGAAAAGGCTTGAGGATTGTTTGTGCCAGCGGCGCACGTTAAATTAAGAAAATTATTACTATAGTAGTAATTCCACTGCAACACGACCCCATTAATATCAGGACAATCCACCAGAGTCATGCGACCCCCACCACTAAAGGATATAGGGCTTTCAATTGGAGTGCCAAACGTAAGCGTTGTTCCAGATAAACTTCCAACATATATGTAATCTTGATTGCCGCTGTCTTGAAATTCACCTGCAACAAATAGTCTATTTCTAGCTGAACAATACTCAATATCCATGTAGCTGTAATTGTATATACTAGAGGATGCTTTAGCAACTGTTCCTTGAGTTCCAAGGCTTATGGAAGTTCCTGACACAGTGCAGACTCTATAATAACAGTAGTAATTAGAAGTAGCACCGTCCACATATGTACAAATAACTTTATTTGCAGAACTGTCGTAAGTAACTCTCACTGCTCTAACTAGGTTGGGGCCAACGTTAACTCTTGATCCCCAAGTAATGCTTGTACCAGAAATATTGCCAACATTTATGTATCCGCTAGTTCCATCGACTACGCCGAAGAAAATAATTTTATCTGAACCAGAATCATAACAAGCGTCATAATTGTCAGGTTCACCACTTGCATTTCCACTTTGAACCGTGGCCTCAGAGCCAAAAGAGCAAGACGTTCCTGAGACAGTACCCACTTTGCATTTCACGCTGCCAGAGGTAGTGTAAATGGCAACAAATTTTCCTGCGTTAGAATCAAAAATACATAAAGTTTTGCCGCGATCGCCATCTGTGCTTGCTACTTGCACTGGAGTTCCAAAGCTGATTGACGTACCAGATACAGTGCCGATGGCTACCATAGGATAGTCATTATTACCATCATCTAGATATAACAAAACAATTTTATTGTTTGTAGAGTCATATGCAACTGACGCTGAATACATAAAAGCGTCATCACTAATATTGGCAAATGATCCTGCTAGTGTTGTCATTATACTAATAGTTCCATCACCATTGAGTCCAACTATGTCTCCGTTGGCTATTGCGCCTGTAGCAGTAAATGTTTGCTCACCGCCACCACCGCCAGCTTCAGCCCAGCTAATATCTGTGCCATCCGAAGTCAGAACTGTATTCGCGCCACCTTTGGCTAATCTAGCCGTTGCTCCAGAAGCATTGCCGTACAGGATGCTGCCGCGAGTAATGGCATCCAGTTGGTTTAATTCAGTAGCGGTAGATGTAACGCCATCAAGAATGTTGAGTTCCGCCCCCGTAGATGTAACAGCAGTTGAGCCTAACGTCAGCTTTCCGTCTGGAACAACAATACCCGCAGCGCCACCAAGAATTAAATCATCGGCACTTGCATCCCACTGCATGTATGCACTGGCAGTATCTCCAAAGAACTTAACGTCATAACCAGTGTCATCAACTCCAACATTTACTGTTGCATCAATTTGAACAGCGCCATCAATATCCACGGCATCAAGGTTTGTTGTGCCATCAATGTCTACATCGCCGCTAATATCTAATGACGTACCTGTTAGAACCCCAGTAACGCCAAGAGTTCCACCAACGGTCATATCGTCTGTCACAGTAAGGTCATCCCCTACAGTAATATCACCAGACACATTCAGATTAGTGACGCCTAAAGTACCAATCTCACCCATAGCGCCAGAGCCATCTGAATACACAACCTTGGTTTGACCCGTTGGAATTGTTACGTTGGCCCCAGAACCGCAAGAAATAATAATACTCTGAGAGCCGCTTGTTCCATTTTCAATGTACCACACTTTGCTTACGGCTTCGGGAGTAATGGTAATAGTGCAGGTACTGTCTAGCGTTCCTGTATACTTTAAGTACAGAGAGCGCCCCGGATCAGTAGCTCCATCTGCAATCGCCGTAGTATGTGAATCAGCGTTGGTGGTAATGGCTTCAGTGCCAAAACTAAGAGCCTCTGCAATTAATTCTAGGTTTGTGTTGGTTGTAGCGCCCCAAGAGCCAGATTGTTCGCCATCGCCAATCTCTTCTAGCCGAAGATCATTTTCATATGTACTAGCCATGTGAGTTCCCTAAGCAGATAAGTTGTTTAGTTTATACCGCGCCTATCGTTAAGACGCAATGTTTTTCAGATTACGCGACTACGGGTATCCAATTTGCGTTATTTGTGGGGCTAATCTTCTCCCACACAAACGTATCACCTATTGCCCCTGTAGCAGATACACCCGTAACGGCAAAGGCTTGATTTACACTGACAGTACCTACAGCGCCTGTGCCTGCTACTCCTGTGACATAGTACCCAAAATCAATAGTCGAAGCACCCGAAGACCCTGTTCCCGCTACCCCAGTAACAGTATGGTTAGCTTTACCTTCAATGGTAACAGCGCCAACACCGCTAGTGCCAGACACACCTGTAGCTGAGTAGGAGAAATTAATAGTTGTAGCGCCTACCGCCCCTGTTCCAGCTACCCCTGTTACAGAAAACGCTTGGTTTACGCTAACAGTGCCTATTGCCCCAGTAGCCGATAAGCCCGTTACACCAAATCCTTGGTTTACGCTAACGGTTCCTGATGCGCCCGTACCCGCTACCCCTGTTACAGAAAACTCTTGGTTTACGCTTACAGAGCCTATTGATCCAGTTCCAGAAACTCCTGTAACAGCTTGATTTGCTAGGCCCGTTACAGTCACAGAGCCTACTGATCCAGTTCCTGCCACACCACTTGTGATGTTAGCGTTGATACCTATTCTAGTTGCGGCTGCACCCACAGAACCTGTAGAGGAAAGACCAGTAACAGGGATTACGGAGTTTGATATTATAGTGGTTGCGCCTACTGACCCAATAGAGTTAAGGCCAAGCACCGTAAGATTGCCATCAGACTCAGTTACAACAGTATTAAGTGCAGATGTGCCGCTAACCCCTGTAGCTTCTATGTTAGCAACGCCAATAACCGTTACAGAACCTACTGACCCAGTGCCTGCCAGACCTGTAGCTGCTATGTTGGCAGCGCCAATAACCGTTACAGAGCCTACTGACCCTGTACCCGCTACACCCGTGACAGGTTGAGTAACACCGCTGGTAGTGCTTACGCTACCAACAGCCCCTGTACCCGCTACGCCTGTAACAGATACTCCTACTTGTAAGCTATTCCAAGAGCCAGAACTCCAACCGCCACGGCCCCAGCCAGAAAAAGGTAGTGGCATGGGTTATACCCTCAATTAGGCGATGCGGATAATAGCGTTACTCGCGTCTGCGGTTGGCATCACTACTGTAAAGTCACCTGCACTTGCAGCCTTGTCAGAGCCGAAGTCAAGTACACATACAGTGGGATCACCCGAAGCTACCTCGTTAAAAATCAACGCTCCGCGAACACCAGAAATAGACACGTTGGTAAATACAACATTGTTCATATCTACAAGAGCCGTTGTGCCAGACGCAACAGGAGTAACTGTAGTTACAGCATTACCTTTAGCAGTGTAGCCTGTGCCACTAACCTCGTTGCCAGAAGTGTACGCAGTGGTAGCCGCATTGAAACTTGCGCTGTTGTTGTACATCGCCAGCTTAAATATGTTAGACGCCCCTGTAAAATTGTGGACACCCTTCAAAAGCTCTACTTTAAAAGAGGTACACATAAAGTTTCCTGAGAATGCCATTTACATTTTCCTTATATATTCGGCTAGTTTTTTATGACCAGCATCACTGATTGCATTATATACAGTAGTTCTATCACTTTGGATAGCCTGTTTCATGTAGACTGCGATTACAGCCTTCATACGTTCCTTGTGAGCCAAGGCTTGATCTTTTATTGCTGGCGGCGCATCATTTGATACGATCATTAACCTATCAACGCATAGCTCCGCGACTTCTTCTGGAGTAAATCCTCGGTTATTAGTAGTTCGGACTCCGACGCTACCAACAGACATTTCAAACGGCATATTCATCTAAAGTTCCCATCCCTATAACTATCGCCTTTGCTGGCGGCATCAATAACGGACAACTGTTGTAGCGCAGACTCATATCGCTCTCTGTATGACTGCATAACGTCAGGATCGCCCTTCATAAACGTGTACGCCTCTACCAAGGAACCATAAAGAAGTACAGTGTCAGCGTTCTCACCAAGCCAAGACGTGCTTGTAGTAACAATAGACTTAGGCTCAAAGTAGTAATGTAACTCTACGGTATATGTAGCATTAGGCGTTGGACCTATAATAAAGTGTCCGTCTGTAGCCGCTGTTATAGCGTCACCATCAAACTGACCATAATATTTAGGTACACCTTCTGTAGCTGTTACGGGGTACGCTTCCCGCATAAAGTTAACGTCTTTTTCTAACAAGTACGTGTACGCCGCTGTAGTAGGGTCAATAATTGCTAGAGAGAATACCGCTAAGAAATCAGCAGGACGTTCAAGGTATTGGTTCCCTTGAAAAAGAGTACCCGTACTGTTGGACCTAACTTCAGGTATAGTAACAGTACGAAATATACGTTGCTCCGCTTGCTGAACAAACGTAGGGATCAAAGAAACAAACGTTGCCTCTGTGTTCTCTGTATAATCTTTTATAGCTTGCGTAAGCTCAGTATAATTCATTACTCGGCCTCGCTGTACAAGTTATCGAATATTTGCGTTACGTCTAATGTGTAGTCTAAATCAGATTTAGAATAATGTATATGTTGTGATGGCTTAAAGTCTGGTGCGCCTTCGCCTGTTTCAAACCACGCAGGGTGTGTTACCCGTACTCTGTTGTTAGGTAACGCCACTATATTACCTGTCCACTTACCCGCGTCTAATAGCTGTAGCACATGCGCTTGTTTGTGTTGCGCTGGATCATCTGCTACATCTGTGTCGGTATAATCCACAGTAAACAGGTACTTAGCAGGAAAAAACCCTCCTGCAATCTTTGCCATCCACGGACAAGGTGACGCTCTGTCAAGCGTGTATACCGCATGTGTATGAGAAGGACAGTCCCAAGGCTGGGCTTCGTGAACTGCCATACCCTCGGGCCACTCTTCAAACGGTTCATCAGCTACCAAGGCAGTTATGGGCATCCTAGCCCACATAGCCCCGCCATGCACGTTCTCATCGTCTGTATCGTCTGCTTCACACCCCGTAAAGATAATCTGAAAACTCAGGCATCTGTTGGGCATCGTAGTAACAGCAATAACCATAGCATGTAGAAATTCGCCGTGGTAACGCTCATGATTGACCGTATACTCACGACGAACCCAACACTTAAAGTGTGGTATATTGCTTTGCAAATAAGGCATTAGCCGTTTTTACGAAAACGTTGAGGACGCGCTGCACCGCTACCGCGAGCAATAGTACCCCTACCGCCTTTACTCATTTTCGCTAACTTACCGCCTTTGGCGTAACCCTTCTTCATCATCTTGCCGCCGCCCATCTTTTTAGTGACAGCACCACCAGCTTTCTTCTTGGTTAAGCTGGCACCAGCGCGACCAACCCGTTTTTTGTTAGGAGTAGGTCCAGTTGACATTTCTGCTAAGGTTTTGTGTGAGCGGCCATAGCCACTAGAACTAGCTTTTCCTGAAAGGTCCATAGGTATCATCGTAGCTTGCTTATCACTACGAATACGCTTGCCACCTTGATGCGTATCCAGAGTGTGTTTCTTCTTAGCCGCGCTAGTGTTAGGCTTCTTACTGCCAACGCGCCCTCCGGGTTTCATTTTCCGTACACCGCTCTTAGCGGCACCTTTTTTCTTCATAGCCATGTTCAAGTCTCCTATGGTGTGTTAGCCGTACCGCCCATACCGCTGTGGTTTACGCAGTAATAGTATAAGGTTGGTGCGCTGTTAGCTACAGTTATCTGGACATATGCACCAGCTTGTCCAGCCGTTCCTGATGTGGTTACGCCTGTAGTGTACTCAGAACCACCACCATGTGTGCCATTGGCGGTAGTGCTAAAGCGTAATGGGTGACTACTATTACTAGAGGCGGACTGATCGAACCGGAAGGTAGAACCTTCTGCAATACTAATTGTCGGACTAACAACGCCATCTATGTAGAACTTATTGCCTGTGCCGTATGGATTAGTGCCGCTGGCTACCGTTACCGCAAATATGTTTGTAGTTATAGTAGTAGCGCCTGAAGCGCCTGTACCTGTTATGCCTGTAACTGAAACGTCAATATCGTCTCCCGCAAGTACACTAACAGTACCCACAGAACCAGACGCTGCTACGCCCGTGACAGTATTACTTTCTGGTACGGGAATGTCTAAAGTAACACTACCTACTTGTCCTGTTAAGTGAACAAGGGTGTGTCCTACGGGGTTCCAACCAAATAAACCACGTCCGGGAGAAGCATCAGGTCTTGGATCAAGCAGTGATTGTGGATCAACTACGCGGATACGCCCTAAGAAGTTTTGAGGTTGGTCTGGATCAACTACATCTTTGCCAACGCGAAAGCCAGTACGGTGTCCATCCTGAAACTCGTATACAAGGTCTTCTAGTGGGTATCTAAACCCTGTCCGGTCACATATACCGTATGCGTGTTTACCAGACGCGTAGCTCATCTCATACCACCGTGAAAGGTTTGGAACGGTACAAATATAGAAGACGCACGTTCTTGGTCCTCATATGCCGCTAACTTAAATTGATACTCATACTCTTCTCTAAGAGGCACCGCCCTAGCCGCAGCTTCAGGTTTCTTCATAGCTACGTGAAACGCTAACCCTGATACGAGTGCAGGTACAAACCGTGGGGGTATGTTGCTCGTCTCTCCTCCCACACCTGATGCAAGTCCATCAATACCCTTGAGACGGAAGTATAGTAGTTTGTAAGCCTGTGTAGTGTCCGGTGTGGGCCACAGTGTGAACTTTACTTCTGTAGGTAGCCGCTGCACATATATCTGCGTGGGCCGTCCTACAGTGTTTTTATTAGTCTGCTGTGCGTATGTAGACACGCTAACGCGCTGTAAAGCTGTGTCTATTTGATTTGTACCTGTACCAGTACGTAGCTGATGCTCAATAATGTCTATGGTATCTACGGGCATACTATAATCTATCTGCCCTGCGACCAGATCGACAGTACCAGAGTCAATAGTAAACAGGTTGAGACCCCTGTTCTGCCACTCTAGAGTTAAGATATTAAGACTACGACGAATAGTACGTAAGTCATACCCAGATTGCATCTGCAAGCCAGCCCGTTCAAAGGCTTCTTCAAACAACTCAGGTAGATCAGGTACGACTGTAGCCATTATTTAGTCCTCTTCTTACCACTAGCAGTAGTAGACCATTTTACACGTTTAGGCCCAGTTTTCTTTGTGGCCTCAGATTTAGTTATCTTAGACGCCACTTTCTTAGGGCGACAGGCAGGATAGGGACGTTTGGACTTGCCTTTAGCGGATTTACGTCCGCAGGCTTTACCCGTCTTAACATCGGTCCACTCTTCACCGAACCATTTGCCAAGACCGCCTTTACCCTTTTTTGGTGCTTTTGCCACGTTTAGCTACCTTATTGTTGCCACCCGACCAACTGCCACCCTTGGACTTGTACCATTTGGAAGCCCAAGCATTTGCGTAAGCGGAGGGGTAGACCTTAAACTTCGCCTTGGCCGCAGACTTCGCTTTTGACCACAGGGCTGCGTTTGTTGGCTTGGCTTTCGACATTAGCACTTCCACCGTTTTCTAGCTTGCCGCAGCCGAGAGTTCGGGTCTTTGGCTGCTTTGGGGAATTGTTTCATCTGTCCAGCAGAACGAGCGCAGAACGACTTACGCCGCTTGGCATCTTTACTGCCTTTTTTAACCTTGCCCGTAACAGCGGTTTTTAACTTCGATCCGGGATTTTTACGTCTGTAAGCAGCGACACCCGCCTTTGTCATCCCCGCCCCAGACTTGGTGGAGCGGAAATTCTTTTTGTTACGCTTCGGCATCTCACCCTTTGAAGCCATAACGATCTACTCTATGAGCAGGGTCATTACATTGCCAGTGCCTGTAAAAGCAGAGACAAAACAACCATTGTCAGCAAGTATACCGTCATTGGGGATGTATACGTCATTCCAACCTACAGGCAGGGTTAACTGAAGTATGATCTCACCCGTAGCACTACCACTACGTATGGTGAAAGCCGCAGCCGCAGCAGCGTTAACTAAAACGCCCTGCAACCTGCCCCGTGATGGGCCTACAAGAGCAGCGGTATCGCTTGCCGCAAAATTGTAAGCTCTAACCTCTTGACCAGCCATTTAGCTACTCCTTTAAGGTTGTATTGTGGTGTTAAACGCTTGTGCGTACATTACTGTAATGCGAACAGAACCTGCGTTAGTACCAGCAGAAGATGTTACGGTTAGACGCTTGTCTGAAGTTCCAATGTTGCCCCACTCCAAGGTTCCACCGCCGCCAATGCCTAAAGCCTTGATGCCAACAGTAGTACCTGATGCTACAGCGTTAATAATTGTATTGGCGTTACCACCTACTTCGCCAACGCTGATGTTGGTAGTGGTGTTAGCCGCAGCTACAAGATCAATGATACAGTTAACGATCTTGGAGTTAGCAGGAATAACAATATCTGTTACAACCGCTGCAAGTGCGCCACCCGCAAGGGTCTGTACTGTGTCTTGGCACATTACAACGTAACCTACGTTAGCAATGTTAGTGCCTACAGTTGTTCCAGTTGTGTTTCGGATGTTACCTGCCCGAATCGGGCCTGAAAAAGTTGTGTTAGCCATGATAATCTCCTGTCGTGGCAAATGTCAGTCACACACTGCGACTGTCAGGGATGAGTTAGTAGTACAGTACCTTTAGACAAAAAGAAAGGGGCAACCGAAGTCACCCCTCTCAAACTGTCACCAGTGCCTAAATTAGGCTCCGGGAGAACCGTAGATACCCAGCGGATCAGAGACACCAAACGAATAACGCTCACGCGCTTTATAGCGCACGTTACCTGTATCGAAGTCACCATCCATAGATGTTGTCATCGCGGTACGCTCAAAATGCTTCATGCCATTCGGAATATCAGTAGTGATAAAGAACGCATCTGCATCAGTCAGATAATGGTTAACCGTATAACCGCCCGGAATAGAACCGTTTGAGTTAAGTGCGTTAATGTCATTATCGGCTGTACCCACACGATTTACAGTTTCCAGCAAGCGTGTTGCCACAAACATAAGACCTGTAGGGATAATGAGCTTACGTGGGCGCGCAGCGATAAGAAGACCACGTTCATCAACGTAGGCTGCAATATCAATTACTGCTTGCTCAAGCGAGGTTTCATTCAGGTCAGCAGCTACCGCAGGACGGTTGCCGTTTGTAGCACCCGATACTGTGGGGTGTGCAGTGTTGAACAGCGTGACGCCATCACCTGAGTTAAAGGTGGCGAAGCCTGTGTTCAGCAAATCCGCTGCCTTAACCTGCTTGGTATAAGCCATAGCGCGAGCTAGTGCTTTAGTATAGCGGGTGGACAGTGAATCATACAGGTTATCTTCCATCGCTTCTTCAGTGATAGAGAAACCCATAGCCACAGTTTCATGGTTGTAACGGGCAGTAAATGATTCCTGCGCGTTATCATACGAGATAGCAGAACCTTCGTTTTTGACGGGTGCAGCGCCAAAACCTGAAAGTTTTACTTCCTCTTCAAAACTACGCTCCGAAGACTCGGTTTCGTAGATGGCTTCATGCTCGTTTTCGTACTTGTTGTACTCTAAACCAAACAGGGCGTTGAGGCCCGGAAGAAGCTCTTTTAGCGCCTGTGCGCGAGAAATAGCCATTGATTATCTCCTTACAGGCCAAGACCAGCGGTGTACGCATGTGACGAAGGATTGAACTTAACAATCACATCGGTAAATGCGTCACCCACGGTTGATCCGGGTGCGTTAACGAAATCTACGAGCTTAAAAGCTATCGTAGCGGTGGTGTTAGCGGTAGCCACATCCAGAGAGATTCTGGAATTGCCATTGGCTGTGTCTGGCGCAGTCTGATTAATAGCAAAGTTGCTGTGCATCAGAGTTTGCGCTACGGCAGCATCAGCTTGGATTTGGAACAACGCGTTAGGGTCATCACAAATATAAGCCTGAGCATCAGCAGCAACTTGACCTGCAGGCCACTGATTATTCTGGGTAAACCCGCGAACAGTATCAGTGTACGAACAGCCAAGGAAGATGCCAACAGTCCCAGCAGGGAACGCGGCGGCGTTTGTACCAACCTCAGTGACTTTTGTGATGGTGCCATTCGCGGCTACCTGCACAATGTCGCCGTTGGCGATAGCGGTGTTGTACCCAGAAGTAATCGGTAACTGACGAGTTGATCCTGCAAAGGAACGACCCCCAATAGCGTTAATCGGGCGCAAACCGTATGGAGTAGATGTAAGAGCCATTTAAGTCTCTCCTCTATTACGATTTTATTTACAGCAAGCGCCAGAAGGCTACTTACCAAATGAGGTACGAGTAGACCGTTCGGAAGGCATTACGGGCATACGGGGGTCGGATTCCCGCATGAAATTCCTATCTACGGCGTCGGACTGATGTTGTGCAGTCTCCAACTGACCGTATTCTCGGTCTTCTTGCAATTCTTTAGGTATTGCACAAAGCAATAACCCGCCGACTTCAATATTGTCCTTAAAGCGCGAGTCAATATCGGACATAATCTGCAATTCAGGGTAGTCTTCTGCTTTCACAGCTACGTACCCATCTCGGAACCTTTGCGAAACATTGGTCATGTCACCTGTACCCAAGGTAGATGTGCGAATCCAGCGGAACGCAAGTCCGTCACGCGGTTCGGGGGTAGGTAACATAGAGGATCGTTTCCACGGTTTTCTGCGTTCACCTGTTTCACGGGTGTTCAAAGAGCGGGGTTTGCGATCAGCCATTGTTCAGTTCCTTCAGTTTTTGCGCCGCGTAGTCTTTTAATGATACTCCAAGTCGCTTGGCGATAGCGGCCTCAGAGGAGGTCAGTTTAACCGTGTTGCGTGATGTAGCAGTATTTCTACCACTCGGGGCCACCACGGAGCCAGCCTGACGTTGCGGTTTTCTGTCCTCTTCAACATCGTCAAACCTATCTGGATAACGCTGCCTCATGGCAACATCAATTCGACTATAGTATGTATCGGAAGAAGAATCAACTCCTTCTTCTACTAGCTCCTGATGCACAAGCATAGCATATCGCTCCATAGCCTTATCCTCAGTAAACCAAGGATTACGGGATACCCATTCTTGCGCCTTTTTATCAGGTTCAGGTGCGCGAGGTCTAGGCGCAGGAGCAGGTTGTTTAGGTGCTTCAGCAGAACGGGGCTTCCAGTTTTCAATGCGGTCAGCTTCGGTCTGTAGTTTAACCATAGCTGACTGCGCTTCAATAACCGCGTCAGAATCACCCGCATCATACGCCTGTTTATAAGCTGCTTTTGCCTGCGAAAGCTCAGACTCATTACGTGCTTTTGCCTGTGTAATGAGGACGCCCTCACCCTCAGACAGGTTTTTGCGTAGCTTATCAGCTTCACTCTTAGCATTTTGTGCGTACTGCACGGCAGCTTCGCGTTCACGTTCTGCTTCTTCTTTGCGCCTACGCTCTTCGTGAAACTCAAACTTTAGTTTTTTAATCCGTTTTTGTACGGACTCACTATGTTTTTCAAGGTCATCATCTTCAGGGATATCAGCTTCTTCGCCTTTGGCTCGGCGTGGTCGGCCTTTGTCCTCTTCAGGAGTATCATCTTCAACCTCTACAACAATGTCTTCAGACGAATCCATGTTGACTTCTACGGTGCCCGTATCTTCTACGGCTTGCTCTGCGCCACTCATGCTCTACTATACCCCCGTGGGTCTTCTACCACTGCTTCTACAGTGTCATCGTTGATAATACGAAACTCTTTACCCATCACCTTAAATCTAGTGCCTGAGTAAGAACGGAAGATTACAAAATCCCCCTCCTCACAGTAAGGTCCACTGGGGAACCGTTCTTTGTCTGTGTAAGCCTCGGGTCCGGTTTTTATAACAAACCCAATTATAGATGCAGTCTCTTCCATAGATTTAAGAGCATCAGGCATAATAACACCGCCTTCTGTCTTTCCGTCTAATTCTGGGACTGCAATTAAGACTTTAAAGCCTTTGGGTTCGGGAAGTTTAGCTTGCAGTTCGCTATCTTCTACTTTGTTGGCCGCGTACATTTTAGTCTCCTAGCAGTGATTAAAGGCTCACAGCGCCCTAGCGTGGATCATCCACGTATTTTTTCCATACAACTAAAAGTTCTATGTATCAATATACCGTTGTTCAACTTCTTTGATTTCTGTAACTATGTTGCCTAACGCCTCGTACTCACCTACAAACTTCCAGTATTCCCTGTCATTTGTAGCGCCACCACCTGCTAGATGGTGACGTATTGCGCTGCGTTGTTCCTCTACACGGTTCAGCACCGTTAGGAATATGCTCTGCTCCACGTATTAGTCCCTATCGTTTATATCTCTAGCTGCTTCCATAGCTAGTTTAATAGCTTCAGTATCTTCTTTTGTCTGCAACTCAGCTACTTTTAATTGTATACCAGCCGCTGCTTTAGCATTGTCAGCTTCCATACGACCCTCTTGAAGACCAACATTCGCCCGTTTATTCTCCATATCAAGCTGTAGCTTGGCCTGATCCATCTGCATCTTGTGCTGCAGTTCCTGCTCTTTAATAGCCATCTCGCGCTGCTGTAGCTGCGTCAGGGGGTCTGCCTGTTGTTTGGCGTTCTCTTCAGCGGCTACCTCGGCCTGATCCTTCTTGAGTAGCTGTCCTGCCGCCTGTGCGACTACCTTAGACAGTTCAAGCTCTACAGACTCTGGTAGTGGCTCATCCTGATTAGGCAGCTCTGTGCCTAGCTGTGCTTCGATCTCTTTGCGGTACTGTAGTGCTATGTGTTCTGTGACGTGAGACTGCATAGCAGCTTGTATGGCTCCTGCAAACGGCGACTGACCTACAATCTGCTGTATCTTGGGGTCTTGTAGCGCCGCCATGTGGGTCATAATATGTGCTTCGTGATCTTGATACGAAAACGCTTTTACAGGCTCTTGCTTCATTATCGACATATTCTCAGACACAGGATCAGCAGGTTTGATATCATCAGGCAGTTTTATAATGTCTTCTGCATCTGGAATACCCAGAACCTCAAGCATTTGACGGTGTAGTTTGCCTAGATCATACAACTGTGGTGCCTGCTGCGACATTTGTAAGGCTGCTTGGTACTGCATAATACGCTGCGCCATAGTAGCGGCATTAGGATCAGACACGGGTACTACGTCTACGCGTCCATCAAAGTCTGCAGTGCGGTCCGCAGGCTCGTCCATCTCATATGCGTACTCAGACGGCATATAATCATGCACAATACGCGCTAGGATGCGTAGTTCTTCCTTCATAGCTGCATGTAGACGCGCCTGTACGCCCGACATAACCTTCATAGACCGTTCCATAAGCGCCAATGTGGTGCCTACAGGAGCCTGTGCGTTCATATCCCCTACCTGCATGTCCCCTACAGAGCCAATGCGCCGTCCTTCCTCAACCACGTTGTTTAAAAGGGTATACAGCACCTGTGACGGCTCTTTGTACGGTAGGAAAGTAATAGAATCCTTGATCGCTCCACCCGGAATGTCAACATCCCTAAATTCTCCGGGCATTAGAGGCGTATTGTCCCCTTTTATCCGCATACCACGCGATTTTAACCCTGCTGGCAGGTTAGATAGCGTCCCAGCGTCGATAAGCTGCCGCATAATAGACGTGGCGGACTTTGCCAGCCCACCTATAGTGTGAATTAAGCCTGTCCCATAAAATCCCATCCCCGGCAGGTATGGATAATGTACAAAATGGCTGCGTTTCCGCCTCTTTTTGTCCTCTTCGTACCAATTTCTGCGTATTGCTAGGATTGTACGCGAAGATTTGTCCATAGTAATCACAAATGGAAGTGCCAAACCGTCAGGATCGTCAAATGGCTCGGGTAGTATGATATCTACGTGCATTTCTAGCAGTGTGTGGCGTGGGTCATCGCTATAAACAGGCTCTGTCCCGTCCATTTCGTTGTATTTTTCTTCAATGTCCGTAATATCACGCGTTGGTTCCGGTAGTTCCACGTCTGCGTAGAACCCATTTACCTGCAATGCGCGAATTTCTTCGTAAGTTTTCTTCATAACGTGTGTGTAGCGCGGACAAGTACGTAGGTTAGACGCACCGTAGGACGCTACGAAGTCTTCAGCAGGTACGAACACAGACACAGGGCGTTCTAAGATTGGATCATAGTAAATTTTCTTAAATGCGGAGCCAGCCAACGGAAGTTTGAACAGCATTTGCTCCATTTCGTTCCGATAATCGGGCATTTCTTCCGTTATAAGATAGTTAAGTTCTGTTTCTACACGTTGAGATTGTTTAAATTTCTCAGGTGTCATCTTACCGACGATTTTTGACTTAACAGGACCGGATGCAGGCATAAGTTCACTCATAGCCTGCGCTTGGAACCGTACTACAGCCTCGGTGAGCATAGGGTGATACACCCCAGAGGCCCCCTGCCAAGGCTGTGAACGGTCCTCAATCTTCATACCCAGCAAGTCTAGGCCATTTATGTATGATGTAGCCCATTCTTTGCGTGACGCACGGTCATTATCGAAGTCTTCAACTAACTCAGACGCCATGCTCTCCAACATCGCGTCCTCAATACCCTCGGCTAGATTCGCATTGTGATCTGCCATAGCTGCATCAAGGTCATCATCAAGTCCGGGACTTCCAAAGTTTATAACTACAGACCCATCATCCATCTCGACTTCAACTGCGCTATCAGCGTCGGCCATAACTTCTACTTCCAAGTCTGGACCTTCGCCTAATAACTCAACCTCATTGGGAGTCATCATCTTTTCAATCGCCATGTCGGGCCTCGCTACGGTGTTTCTTTTGTAATTCTAGCAAATAAATATATCTTTGTCGATGTGAGGGTGCCCTATAGGTTGGGAGGAAACCCAGAACACCCCCACGGGACGCGGCCAGCGTCCTATAGGCGTGATACCAAAACCTACGTGATAAAGCTAGCACGTTAATAATAGTCCGCTCTTTGAGGTATATCAGGCTCGTCATCCCACACATCAGTAGGTAGTCGTATGAACCCACCCTGCCTAAAACGCAACAGGGCCATAACTGTAGAGTCAACTTGGTCATCGTTAGACATAAACGGAAACCCAGCTATTTCTTCTACCAACTCTTCTGCCCAGCGTTTTGGCGGAACCCAACACAGTTCTGACCGTATTATGTCAGCCACAGAGTTGAGACGTGCCATCTTATCACCCGACCCACGGTGCGGTGTGTACTCCTGCACAGGCAGGTCCATACGTCTCATCTCTTGATACAAGGCTGACCCCGATGACTTTTTCTCCACGATAAACGCGTCAGGTTCCCAATCATGATATTCTTGTACAGCCAACTCTTTTAGCTCTGGGAACTCCATACGCTCTTTTATAGCGTTCAACAGGATGAGGTTGTGCATCTCCTCTTCTTCGTTGAAGAACACACCCCATGTTGTGAGTGATGTATAGTCAGCGCGGTTATGTTTCTCGGCTGCGGCATCAAGCGACATTATAATGTACTCACAGTCGGGCGGATCATCGTCTGCCCATATGCGCCACCACTCACGTTTGACGATAGACGCTTCTTCTGCGGTGGGTTGCTGCTGATACTGTGCGTTCCACTGGAACGTGGGCATAGATGACTTTGTGCGTAGCAGCGCCTCTAAGTCAAAGAACTCAGGCCACAGCGGTTTCTGTATGGGCTTACCGTCATCATCTTCAGAGTCTAAGATGGCGGGAAACTCTATAATCTCAAACTGATCTGACTTCTCGTTCTTCACCATATCAGAAGTCACACGACCTGTCAGGTCATCCATGTGCCAGCGCGTCTGTATGATAGCTACTCGACCACCCGGCATAAGACGAGTACGCGCACCAAAGGTATACCACTCGTATGCTCTCTCAAACACGGAGAAGTTGCCGTTGATAACATCTTGTTCTGAGTGGGGATCGTCAATGAGCAGGAGGTCAGCGCCCCGACCAGCAAGAGCAGAACCAACACCACACGCATAATACTCACCACCGAAATTCGTATTCCAACGCCCCGCAGACTTACTATCTACCGCTAGCTTAACTGTAGGGAATATCTCTTTGTAGTCATCTAGGGAGATAAGGTTACGTACCTTACGTCCAAAGTCCACAGCTAGGTCAGTGGTGTGTGACACCATCATAACCTTCTTATTAGGATTACGTCCTAAGAACCACGCAGGGAAAAATATAGATACTAACTGAGACTTGCCGTGACGTGGAGGTATGTTGACGCAGATACGATCCTCATCACCCGCCTCAATAGCCATCAGCAGATCAGCAAGAATACGGTGATGACGCCCTACTATGTAGTCATCTTGCATCCGTTTACAGAACTCTATCAGGTCATCGTAGGCGGTCTTGTTGCGCTTACGTATACCTAACTCTTCTACTAGCTTGTCTATCTCGGCTATTTCTTCGTCTGAGAAGCTGTCCAAATTGTCCAGCATATGCTGAACTTCTTCCTCGGAGAAGCCCACATTATCCTTCATCGTCTAACCCTAGCTCGGCGTCTATGTCTATGGGCGTATTATCGACAGGTGTGGCGTCTATGATCTCGGCATCTTCTACATCATCTGGCGTAACATCTACGAGTTTAGTTAACTTATCCCGCAGTCTATCTCTGATATCATCTGTAGTCTGGTGAGTGACAGTTACTTCGGCTTTCTCGGCAAACAGCCCCACGTCTGAGACCTTACCTAGTAGTTCTAGTGCGCGTATACGTATCCGTGCGTCTGGGTTCTCAGTCTCTTCGATTAGCTTGTTTGTGACTAGGTGTCTTATCTGGGTACTACTCTTAACGACTGAATGACCAAAATCTTTAAGGATTCGATCAGTTAAAAGCAACGTAGCAGGCGTCAGCGCCGCCGTTCTTTTCGGCGTGGCCTTCTTCGTAGTCATGATAGGGTCCGCAGCAAACGCGGTGGCTATCTTGGCAGCGTTGTCTTTGTCCTCTGCCGTGACCTGTATATCTAGCCCATGTGATGCAAGCAGCTTGGATGTTTCTGCAGCGGCAGATATTCTATCGGCCAACTTAATCTTTGTCGCTGAATCGGGCAGAGGGATACCTACCTCTGGTTCTACAGTTATGGTCACTTGTATAAGTCCTCTATAAACTTAGCCAGCTTATCATCTTCTATGCGCTTTGTCTGCTCGCGTATCAGCTCTTGCTGTTTCTCTAGTTCAAGAAACTGCCGATCCAGTTCAGACAGCACGGGGAAGTCTATAATCTTATCTAAGTCCATAGCGGTGTCCTCCAACACGTATTATCTTCTCCTAGAAAGTGTAGCCAGACCCCCACCAGCGAACTTTATAGGATTACCTGTTTTGTTAGCTTCTAGTATATCGGGCAGTATGTCTACCACAGTACCGTTTTTTCGTGTGTGCCAGACATGTTGAAGTGCATCTATAGGTATTGTCTCACTTTGACCCGAATAGGACTCTAACACCTTACCGTCTGCGATAATTGTTATGTTCTTGTTTGAATCACCCGGCGTTGCAAACTTGCTCGCGCCAGCTTCTGCTGAATTACCAAAATAGACTGACCTATTAAACGGTTTACCTGTAGGTGCGCCATACTCGTCTACACCCGGGGGCCAAAAGTTTTCAAGGGATTGGTTAGGGTTCCGCTCCCACGACTTTTTCTTCCCCCTAGACCCACCCGGTACGTTAGGTACACGAACAACCCCTGACTGTATCATATCTTGTACTTGAGACTCGCCTGTTTGTCGTACAGCAAACGGTGCCTCGGGCTTATGATTATAGTCTGTAATTTTGGATGGTGGGTATCCCGCCTCTTCCCGATTTACCACAGTGCTTTGGTTTAACCCCTTTTGCCTATCGAAGAGTTCTAGCCTTCTCCGTATATCTACAGGATTTTCTCCATCAGACCTTAATCGTTCTTCAAGTTTACTACGTTCCCCCAAAGCCGCTCGATTATTCAGTGCTTTTAGTTCTTCAGCTATTGATGGTGTAAGGTCAAACTCCCCCTGCCCATTACCGGTCATCTTCATGCTAGGACCAAGCAGGCTTCCTATATCAACGCCTTCTATACCCCTACGATCTTTCTCTTTAGCTATTAATGCTCTGAGTTCTGCAAGCTGTGGATTGCTTGAAGGGTCTATCATCATAGGCTTCCCCTCTATATCCATGTCAGAGTCACTAACTCTGTTCCCCAGATAATCGTAGTCTATGTAGCGCATCTGCTCATCTAGGCTCATTAAGTCTTCGTTTGACAAGTTAGGTAGGTTAGCGCCGTTGTTTGCGCCGAAGTCTTCTATTATCTCGCTAAGAGCTACCTTACGTTCTTCCATTAGTTCAGCGTTATACATATTCAGATGATAGTCTTCCATATCATCAGCGAAGTTACCACGACCATCATATGCAGTGTCATCAAGAGTCTTCTCAAACTTATCACTCAGCCCTTTTAGTCGCGCCACCGATGCACCGAGACTTGCTCCTGCCGCTGCTGTTCCTACTGCTGCTTTCTTGGCGAAGTTACCCAGCAGACTTGGAGCTACCGCCGCAGTTAATGCTGCAGCGGCGGAGTTTTGTCCAAACTCCCGCCTACTCTCGTTCTGTAATATATCTTCTAGATTGCCCGGGGTGCCCTTGTTTACCGCCCCCACCACATCACCTAAGACCTTCGTTCCTGCAAGAGCGCCGCCTGAAAATACGCCCAAAGAAGCTAGGTAGTCAGCATACCGCTCGTCACTACCCTCTACAGTGTTGGGGTATTCATTCTCATAGGCTCTACCCATCGCTTCCGTAGTATCCCTAACCATGCTATTTATGGATAGTTTATTTCTTAACTCAGGATTGTTATATAGGGCCATCGCGGCATCTGATATATTAGTACCGCCCGTATCGTAGGTCTCACCGACAAAGTTTCCTACAGCATCAAACATGCCGGGCACACCGGATACGGCATCGCCTACCGCACGGGCTGCGGCATCAGTAAGACCTGTTCCTTCGTTATCAAGAAAGTAGTCCGAGGCGCTCTGGCGCATCTCCTGACGCTCAGCGTCCTTCTTTCTGGCGTAGTCTTCAAAGATACCCATGACCGTTCTCCATACAGCGCTAAAATTTTTTTACACTATAATAACATTTTTGGGTA